CTCAGCCATGGGCTGTGCGCGCCCCCCGCCGTCCCCCCCCACAACGGTGGTGCCCATCATGGCGTCCTGGAGGACGGCGGTGACCGTCCCCGCGGCGGCCGCCTTGACCTCAGTACCGGCGGCGGAGGCGATGTCCAGACCGTCGTGGGTGCGCCAGTCGTCCATGGTGGGATTGTAGGAGAGCACCTCCAGGCTGTAGTCCGTCAGAATATCTCCCTGTACCGGCCAGGTAAAGACGGTGGGGGCAGCCTGTGGAGTGGGCTGGGGCGTGGCCGACGGCATCGCCGAGGGCGTGGCCGCCGGTACAGCCGGGGACGCAGGGACGGTGTGCTCCGGCGCAGGGGTGGCCGCCGGGCGGTTCATGAGGCCCGCGTCCACCGGCGTGGGCCGGGGAGAGGGGGTGACGGTGATCTGGGCGGTGCCCGCCACGGGGGCGTCCGGCTCATCCGGGGTGAGAGAGGAAAAGAGATAATAGCCCGAAATTCCTATTGCGGCGACGCAGAGGAACAGGACTATGTAGAAGCCCTTGCCCTCCAGAAAGTCGCCCATTCGTTTTAAGAATGGTTTTTTCATGCTGTTTAGCACCTCCGAGCCTATTGTGGACAGGCCTGGGCTTGGATATACATGGAAAACAAAAAAATTTCCCTTGACCTTCCACGGGGTGCAGGGTGTATTAAGAGAACGGCGATTTAAGAAAATTTTAACCAGGTGCGGCTCTGGAGTGACTGAAGCTCTAGGCGTACAGGTAAAAAATGATACTAGCTCGTTACTAATACGTTACTAACGGCGGATTCCTGGTGATTTTGTCAGGCCAGCTTTTTCACCTCTTTGGCGAGATCGGCGGGGGTGGGATGAATGTAGGTGGCGGTGACATTTCCCTTGAGGGAATGACCCAGGAGCAACTTCACCTTGATCTCGTCCACTCCGGCACGGCTTAGAAGGGTGGCGAAGGTATGGCGGCACCAATGCGGGGTGGCCTCTGGTATGCCGAGCTGCTCTACCACTGGGGTAAACACCGAGATGCGGTAACGGTCGGAGGACATGCCTTTTTCCACTGACAGCCATTGTTGCACGTAGGCGGAGATCTTGGGGTGGATCGGGATAATCCGGTCACGGCCTGCCGCGCTTTTCACGCCGCACTGGAGGTAGCCGCCATCCTCGGGGCGGTAAGCGAAGGGGGTAAGGGACAAGAACTCGCTGATGCGCAAGCCGGTATAGCACAGAACCATGGCCTCTGATGCGCCGGGAAACCCGGCCCTCGCCAGCTCCTCCAATTTGGCAAGCTGGAGATCATTGAGCGCCCCCTTTTTGACCTTGATGTCGACGGTGGGGATATCTAAATACCGAGAGTAATCCTTCCCAATAATATCACGTTTCATAGCATAGGCATGCAATGCGCGGATCAAAATTGCATCGTTATTGATGCTGGACTGGGAGCGGCCCTCGTCCTCCCCTTCGTCCAGGATGGCCTGCCACTCGTCCAGGGTAACGCTGCGCATTTTGCGAGCGGCGTAGCGGGAAATACGCTGGTTCCAGGATGCCTTGTGGGAGGCAACAGAGGACTTCCCACTCCTGGGGTACTCCCGCTCCGACCAGGCGGCATAGACCTGCTCTACGGTCCAGGAGAGCATATCCGCACCGGGGGTCTGCCCGGCCGCGGCCTTGCGGTTATATTCCTCCAGCGCCTCCTGGGCCTCCTGGAGCTTGGCGTGGTAGCTCAGCGCCACCTGGCGCACGTAGCCGTCTTTATCCCGGGTGGAGATCTTCACGAGATAGGGCCGCCGGCGGTTGCCCGAGAGTTTCACGATAGAGCCGGTGCCGTTTGCACGTCGCATGAATAGGCCCCCTTATTTTTTGGCAGGGCTGACAATCATCTCAGGTGTGGTGAGGCCCCAGGAGACCTGTAGGACGGCGCTCTGCTCCAGCGTGAGCTCCTGGCGGTAGACCCCGCACTCCACCAGGAGGCGGCACGCAGGGGCGTCCACCGACGCCGAGACGCTGCCGCCGGGGCCGATACTGCCCAGGAGCTGCCCGTCCACGTAGACGGAGACGCCGGTGCTGGCGAGTTCATTGTTGACCTGCATCACGGTGATTTTCATGACGTTCACTCCTTGCAAATGATACAAATGTTCGATTTCTGGCGTTTTAAGAGGCCGGGGCCGTGGCCCCGGCTCGTCTGCTATTATGCCTCTTCAGGCGCTATCGTCAGATGGTTATATTGGCCATACCCATATACCCAATAGCTGAATAGCGTTCCGGCCTCAGAGTACGAGGTCTCATAACCAGTCGAAGCAGGGTTCATCATGTCAAGCTGGTCATATACCGCATCGCTATCACTGAATCCAAGCAGCTCCATCGTATACCCGGTGTACAGGCCGACGCTATATCCAATGTCATCCCGAGCACCATCCCAGGAGTATTTTATTTCGGTTATATTGCCATCTGTATCGGTTGAGATCTTAACCTCCAAGAAAAAAGAGTCAATTTCAATCGTTTCCCCGGAAGTCTCAAAGTCAGGGATTTCCAAATACCGGCTATCATTCTGGATCGCAACAACCTCATTGATGCGGTCGATATACTCTTGGGCGGACAAGTTGTACGCACCATCTTCGATGTACATATCGGGCTTAGACGCCGAGCACCCGGCAAGTGTCAGCGCCAAGACCCCCAAAAGCAAGACACCCTTTTTCATTCTCCCAAACCTCCAATGTGTCCAAGTTGGACACAAATTATGCGCCGTCCTCCATGCGGTAATAGGCGATGGCCTGCTGCAGGAAGGACTCTGTTACCCCGAAATAATCCGCCAGCTCCCAGGACTCACGGTAGCCCTGGCGGATGGCATCCCAAAGCTCGTCCTCCGGGACGAGCTTTTTATATAACTGCCCGTTGGTATTTTATAATTTCCCTCGAAGCTCTACCACTTTACCAACAATAGAGACGGGAAGCTTCTCAATTTCATCAGGAGTGTAATAGATAGGCTCATACGCCGGATTTAAGGGAATCAATCCGAGTCCACTGGGGCCTTTTTTTATTTTTTTTACAGTAGCTTCAGATCCATTCACAAGGACGACAGCAAACTCTCCAGAGTCCACATCAGATTGCTGACGAACTATTACTGTGTCACCATCACAAATGCGTGGTTCCATAGAATGGCCTTTAATTCTTAATCCAAAAAATTCTCCTGTACCGGCCATTGCAGCGTCAATTTCTTCATAGTCCACGATATTTTCTATGGCATCAATAGGGATACCTGCGGCAACGTCCCCTAGGACAGGAATAAGTTTGCTTCCGATCTCGTTCAGGTGGCTAGACATGCCAAGTATGACATCGGATTGAACATGATAAATCTGAGATAGTTTTTTTAAGATTTCGAAATTTGGTTCGGATGCACCAGACTCATACTTTGCGTATGTTGTCCGATCTACTCCAAGCATATCAGCAACTTGTTGTTGCGTCCATTTTTTCCCGGTTCGTAAAATTTTTAGTGTGTGCATTTTTATAACCCCCTTTAAATTTTACGTGAAAATATTTCACATTTCAATAGATGTGAAGTTTTTTCACATACAGTATTGACAAGTGAAGATTAATCGCTTAAAATACGGGGTGTGAAGAAACTTCACATATTGGAGGTGATAGAACGTGGAAGCAATTAAACGGATCAGAGAGCTGAGAGGTATTTCACAAGACTATTTAGCACGAGCGCTATGTGTGGATCGCAGTACAGTAGCAAAGTGGGAGACGAGTGGGGGATTCCCGCGAGGGGACAAGATTCCGGAAATAGCAAAATTGTTAAGTTGCTCCATAGATGCCCTTTATGGGCTTAGACCGCTTGAGAACATAGACGACGCTACAAGTTGAGAAAGGAGCTGCTTATGATCTGTACACCGGAGCAGCGGCAGATTGGCCGCTGGATTGAGAACCATTATGACGTTGACAAGGTGCAGTGCGCCGAGGTGGTCACCAAAAACGCGGTACGCCTGACACTCCGGGGCCACGAGCCCACCATCCTGATCCTCCGCCAGAATGGGCGGGTGGACCAGATTCCCGAGGCGGCGCTTTTCGAGGAGGCCGTCTGACCTCATGCTTATATTGTACCCCCAGGGAGGAGTGATTACCATGCCGCAGGACAAGCGGAATATCTACAAAATCGCCCGCGAGGCGAAGGGATTGACCCAAGAAGCAGCCGCGGAAAAGCTGGGGATCTCGGACAGCTCCATCCGGGCCTATGAGACCGGCCAGCGCATCCCACCCCCGGAGGTGGTGGACCTGATGGTCATTGCCTACGACAGCCAGCTCCTGGGCATCCAGCACCTGCGGGCCAGCGCCGACATGGCGCGGAGCATCGTGCCGGATATCCGAGAGGTGCGGCTCCCGGAGGCCATCATGGAGCTGCTGGACCGGGTATATGGCTTTGTGGATGCCCACCGGGACCGGGAGTTGCTGCGCATCGGCAAGGACGGCATTATCGACGACCAGGAGCGCCCCATCTTCGACGCCATCGTGGCGGAGCTGGGCGACTTGGTGGAGGCCGCCATGGCCGTGCGCTACGCCAAACAGGGGCATCTTGAGGAGGGAGTAAAGTGAAAAAGGCAACCAAGCGGCCGCTCACGGACGAGGAGATCATGGCGTATGACAACGTGCCGATTGATGTGGCGGCCCGATACATAGGCTGGTCGTCCCCCACCATCTACCGCGCCCTGCGGGAAGAGCGGGCACCCTTCGGCTTTGCCGTTTGCAGCGAGGAGACAGGGACATGGACATACAACATCAGCCCCGGCCTCCTGGTGAAATACAAGAGGGGAGACCTACCCACCTACCGGCTCCGGGAGCTGGAGGAGGTCATGGTGCGCCACGTCCAGGAGGCGCTGGATCTGCGGCTGGCCGGCGTGTCGGCGCTCATGGGGAAGGTGCTGAGCGCATGAGCATGATACGGCTGGAGCTCAGCAATCGGGACTATAACACCATCGTGGAAGCCCTGTTGGAAAGTGCCCTGGACTGGGAGCACGCCGCAGACGAGCTGGGGCGTCTGCACCAGTTTTGCGTCCGGACAGAGGACCCAGCCTACGAGACCAAGCTGGCCCGGCTGGACCGGGAGCAGTGCTGCCATAGGCGTCTCGCCCGACGCAGGCGGGCCGTGCTGGAGCGCCTGCAAAAACAGAAGGAGGCAGAATCATGCTGATGGAGCGTTGGAGACCGCTGGACCTGCGGCGGCGGGGCGAGCTGGGCCCGTATGACGGGGAGCTGATTGTCCTGCACATGGTCCCCAAGACCTCGGGCCGCAGCGAGCGGTACATGGTCGGCCGGCTGGAGGTTGAGGCTGGGCGCACCTGGATGTGCGGAGGAGGCAATACCTTGTCGCCGGCAGAGATGCGCAAGTTCTACGACCTTCGGTGGGTTTATCTGCCGGAGGACGAGGTCAAAAAAGAAGGCCCCAGTCGCTCGGACACAGCGACCAGGGCCTAACGTGAAGACACCTGTATTATAGCACACAATTTTGAGTTA